CGGGTATTCACCGTCAGGCACGGGGCACATTTCGTCCATCGTCCCGACGAGGTAACAGGGTGGGGGTAAGTGATCTTCCTCCTCGGCGGTATAGGTCAGACGTTCGGGACCACAGCCCAGACCGATCAAACGGTGGGGGTCAGGCACAAATCCGTCCGTCGTCCATGTTCGGGAAGCGACAGGCGAGGCAGGGGAGGCTGCGACGGATGAAGTGGCGGGGAAAAAGGCAGTCGAAGTGACCAAGACACCGGCAGCGCCGAGGGACAGAACCCATGACAAGGCGCATAGATTTGCGATTGTGTATTTGGTGTTACAGTTCATCACAATTCTCCGATGAATGTGGGGTCGCCTTGGGCGGCTACGAGGCTTTCTCTGCGGGCTGTATAGAGGGCCCGATTGAGGGAAGAGTGATATTCATTATGCAATAGCTGATTTTTCTTGGCCTCCTTTGCGAGGTCACGGTCTGACTTTGTAAGGTCACGGAGTATTGTCTCAATCGCTCTCATATCACAGCCCTTAGGTTAGGCGGGAAAGGGTAGGCAGTTTCGAGACTTGCCTAGGTCGTCGGCTAGTCAGTCAGTCGGTCAGTCAGGCTGCCTTGTTCTCCTTGGCGGATTTGGCCCATGCGTTCAAGTCGCTGGCATCAAGCCCGTCAAACGTGGTGACAGGCACCGGCTTTTTTGGCTTGACAGGGGTGACGCTCAATGCTTGCAACTTGACTTGCAAGGCGAGTGCAGTGTCCATGTCGTTCGCAGGGATTGCGCCTTTTTCGACTTCCTTTTCGATACGCTTGCCGATACTTTCGACAAAGCGGATCATCGCGGCAAGATTGAAGACTTTCACTTCTGGAATCTTGTCGGCCAGCTCATAGAAGCGCTCGGAATTGGCGCGCTCAAGGTTCCAACAGGCCAGCTTTTCAGCGGCTGACAGCTTGGAATACTTGGGATCATACTGGCACTTGTCGCCGGAATCGCCCAACTTGATACGGATGGGCGAGTTCTTGGCAAACCATTCGATCATCATCGTGCGACGGAACGAGGCAGGCATTGCACGGACCAGCTTTACAGCACGAGTGCAATCGCCCGTTCCTTCACAGTCGGCACCAGCATCTTTCGGTGCTGCGTGACGAAAGATCATCATGGCGACAGTGTGACACTGCTCATTGAGAGCAGCGGCAGACGTGGCGAACTTAGCAATAGCACCGTCAATCTGTTTAAGAGTAGTCATACGGGTATCCTTTAGGTTAAGGTTTTCCATTTTTCTATGGCCTAGCGACTTGCTAGGGATAAGACCACGGGTAGTCCGCCACGGTGGCAGACTTTAGAGGATGCGTGTTCGTGCAATGTTACGGCATAGTCTATAGACCTCCGTAACATTGGTAAGGAATTGCTTCTCGTTATCAGAGATTTCAGCCCTTGAGAGGGCGGCCTGAGCGAGGCGAAGCGCCTTTAACTCGTAGGGTGACGCTACGGCAGGTTTAGGTTGGCGAAGCGGCATATTCATGTTGATCTGTTGGCGGGAAGTTTTTTTATGAGATACTGTGGACATTGGGTGTTTCCGGTTGTCCCGTGATCTTATCCATAGCAAGCGTGACGGGTATTATGGACCTACTTCGTCATCCATTAGGATATTTACAGCAACTGCCGCTAGGCTATTGTTTATCTTATCCCGTCTACTTGCTAGGTTTTTTTCGTGGGAAGGGTCCGGCCTATCGTATCCATTAGCAACTTGCTAACAGGCATTGTCGGTTTGAACAACAGTTACCCACTATTTTCAGTCATGCCAATAGGGTCCAAGCGGCATAAAGCGGCTATCCTACACATGACTCAACCCGGTTGACGGTATATGACAAGTTTGCTAAGACTTATCATATACTTACTATAGGAGTGTGTTGCCAGCTTGCGCTTTACAGAGCACCCGTTCCCTATCCGTTGATACTATCGTGCGGGACGCGAGAACATTGTTAGTGTCCACATAAGGCTAGTATTGACACCTCACCGTTAGGCTTGGCCATACACCTTGCGTTTTGTCGCACGTAGTTGATCTTCGTTAGCCCGACAGTCCGGATTACTCCGTGTCGTCTAATTCCACCGCTATACAGGGTCCGAAAACCTTGTCAAGCGAATGTTTAGATATATTTGCGCCTTAATTCACCTTTCCCGTCAAAGCCATCGCCCTTTAGGGGGACGAACGCTTTTTCGTTAGGGTATTGACGGGTCGAAACCACGTCAGCGCCTAGCGTTTCGCGCATCTTGCGATTAGGCGAAACTATGGTCCAAGGGCAATAGAGCCGGAAAGCCGTTTCTAGACGTTCCCTCTCAGCCACTATGGCAGCTTGTGCCAAGTCAGCCGAGACTACTGCCTCACGAAGTTGCGCAGTTCTAGCTTTTGCAAGCCGTTTACGCTCATTGCGAGTAGCCATTAAACCTAATATTCCTTTTCATAGTCTGACAGTCCGTCAATACCCAAGAGGGGTAAGCCGTGTCAAGCCACAGAAGAGGGCGGGGAAAGTCCCCAAAGCGGGAAAATTCCGTATTCGCCATCAACAATTGCAAACTAGGCCAACCCCTTGCATATGTCAAGTCTGTTTGTTTTCAATGACTTACTGCGAATGTTCTCATCATGTTCCGGCTGACTGGGCCGTGTTGCCTATATGTTCTCTGTTTGTTCCTCATGCTGACCCCTACTTATGAGGCGAGCCGTGCTAATTCAGCGATGAGTGGAGTGATGTTCATGGTATGTATTCGTTATGTTCTCCTTCTGTTCTCAATCGACGACCGTTCCTAGTTTGTTCCCGTTTTGTTCCGATCAGGGTGGGGGGGGTATGGACCCCGCGCGCGTATGGAGAGTGTGTTACCCACCTAATCTGTTACATAAAAAAATCAGGATTGCCTTTCCCCCTCCCTCTGGGCACCACTTCTCTAAAACCCTCTGTAAGCTCCGTACAGAGCGAAGAGAGTAGTACCCGCTACCCATACACCCGACTAGTACCTCTTCAAGCTGTAGCATACCTAGAATCGAGGATTAGAGGCATACCGTTGACAAAGAAGAAGGCCTCCTACCGTCGGCCCCCACATCAGACCTCCCCCCAGACCGTAGAGAGAGCCTCGCGTAAGACTCTCCTACAAAACTCTCTTAGTCCTACTCTTTATCATTCTTCTTTATCCTACTCTTTATCATTCTTCTTTATCCTATTCTCTATATATATACTAAGAAGATATTATAATGGAAAACAGACAAAATGTCAATAACTTTATTTTCTTCTCTTTTGTCGATTTATCTTGACTTACCCTAAAAATAATGTTATAATAGTGGTAGAAGGTATAGACAAGCACAAGTACGAGTACAGGTACGAGTAAAAGTACGAGTACGAGTACAGACAGGGAAAGGAGAAGCATGGCTTACATACAACCCGGCCAAGCGCCACCCACCAAAGGTAAGGGCTCACAGCTCTCTTCCAAGATGTCTCTCTTCGTCGAAGAGTACATGATAGATTTGAATGCCTCCGAGGCTGTCCTCCGTGCAGGCTACAAAACAAAGACTCCTAACAGACTGGGGACAGAGCTTCTACGCCATCCTTTAGTCTCAGCCGCCATCAGCAAGAAGAAGGAGGCCCGCTCTGGCAGGCTCGAACTGACAGCCGACTACGTCTTGACCAAACTGGTCGACATAGTTGAGAAATCTGAAGACAACCCTACCGCAGCCCTGCGAGGCCTTGAGCTTCTCGGGAAACACCTCGGCCTTTATCGTGATCGTCAGGAAATATCTGGCCCCGATGGTGGTGCGATAGAAATGGAACAGAAGGCAGAAAAGAATGCAGCAGATTTCACCAGCAAGCTATCTCGCCTCGCTCGACGCAGTGGAGAGGGAGAAGTTATTAAATTCCCTATCTCCGGCGGAAAAGGCAAAACTTAAGTGGGACTGGGACTTCTGGGCTAGACCAGACCAGAAACCACCCGAAGGGACTGACTGGTTCGTATGGCTCATCCTTGCAGGACGTGGATGGGGCAAGACCCGGACAGGTGCTGAATGGGTCAGGACTCTCGCGGCAGAAAACCCCGGATGCCGGATCGCCCTAGTGGCTGAAACCGCAGCCGATGCGAGAGACGTCATCATCAAGGGGGACAGTGGACTGTTGAGTGTCGACCCGACACTGGATGAATCCTCTTGGTCCCCGACCAATCGCTGCCTCACGTGGCCTAACGGCTCTAAGGCGTGGACGTACAATGCGACAGAGCCTGACCAGCTCCGTGGCCCACAGCACCACTTTGCTTGGGTCGACGAACTGGCCAAGTTCCGGTACGGTGAGGCACTCTGGGATCAGGTAGTCTTCGGTCTACGTCTCGGTGACAACCCCCAAGCATTGATAACCACTACCCCACAGCCGAAGAAGGTAATAAAAGCCCTTGCGGCCAACAAGTCGACCCGGATCACCCGTGGTTCGACTAAAGACAACCTCGCCAATCTGGCCCGCTCTGCCGTCGAGCAGATGTATGACAGATACGAGGGCACCCGCCTAGGTAGGCAGGAGCTCGAAGGTGAGATTCTTGGTGACATCCCCGGCGCACTGTGGACGAGAGAGTCCATAGACGACAACCGAGTCCCAGAAGCGCCCGAAGACCTCGAACGGGTCCTAGTCGCTGTCGATCCAGCAGCCTCCTCACATGAAGGCTCGGACGAGAACGGGATTGTCGTAGTCGGATTGGCTCGTGACAAGGACGGATACGCCAGAGGCTACATCCTAGAGGACGCCTCGTTGAGAGGAACCCCTGAGGAGTGGGCCAAGAAGGCAATCCACATGTACCGTAAATGGTCGGCAGACAAGATTGTCGCTGAGAAGAATCAGGGAGGCGAAATGGTTTCCTCAGTCCTTCGATCAGTCGACCGCTCTGTCCCAGTCAAGCTTGTCCACGCCTCTCGCGGGAAAGTTATACGGGCAGAACCAATATCTGCTCTGTACGAGCAGGGAAGAATCCACCACGTCGGGATGTTCGACAAGCTCGAAGACCAGATGTGCGAGTTCTCTATCGACAACGTACGTAACTCTAGCACTGGTTCTCCCGACCGTGTCGACGCTCTCGTCTGGGGCCTCTCTGAGGTCTTCGAGAAGATAGCAGGTCGTAAGCGGCTATTCAAAGGCTCGAACCAGACGCCGCAGGACGGACCTGAGTGGTCGGTAGACTCACATTATGATAATAACCCACAAGGATGGATGGCTTAATGGAAGATATCAAACTTCGTGAGGAGAAGGAAGAAGGCAGCATCATAGACACCATCTCTATCGAGGGACGTGTCGACGAGAAGTACAAGCCTGAAGGTTTCGAGTCACAAGAAGATTTCCTCAAAGATATGCGTACAGAGTACCAGTCTGATCTGGAGTACGACCGTATCAACCGCGAACAAGCCATCGACGACAAAAGGTTCTCTGCCGGTGAGCAGTGGGATAAAAGAGTCTTGGCAGAGCGCAAGGGCCTCCCTTGCCTAGTGATTAACAGCATCCCCCAGTTCACTGCCCAGTTGGTCGGTGATTGGCGGGAAAGCCGCAGAGCCATAAAAGTCGTTCCATCTAATGACGAAGATGTAGACATTGCCTCGGTAAGAGGCGACTTGATCCGCTCCATCGAGATGCAATCCCGTGCCGACAGAGTCTATGACAGCTCGTTTGAGAGTCTAGTCCAGTGTGGTGACGGTGCATTTCGCGTCTCGGTGGAGTACGCCCGTGACGACGTATTCGATCAAGACATCTATATCCGCCCAATCGAAGACGCCCTCTCGACTGTCTGGGACAGATACTCTGTCGACCCTACGGGACGTGACGCCAAGCGCGTA